CTCCTCCGATACATCAACGACCTCGAAAACCGTTGATATCGTAGGCCTCTGTGTGGGGCATTCCAGACCCCGAGACATGGGGGCCAGCAGCGTGTCTGGAGTCCCTGAGTGGACTTACAACGTGCGCGTGGCGGCTCTGGTTAAGAAGTATCTACATGGTCATGGCATTGATTCCATAATCTACGACGAATACCACGGGAACGCATACACCTCTGCCATGAAGTGGCTGGCCCACACACTGAAGGTGGACGGGGTCACAGTGGCCGTTGAGCTTCATTTCAACGCCGCCACAGCGTCCGCAGAGGGCTGTGAGATGTTATACTACCACAGCTCTGCGCCCGGCAAAAGACTGGCAGGACTTCTCCAGAGAGAGGTTCTGACCGAATACGACACAACCGACCGAGGCATAAAGCCTCTCAAAAAATTTTCGCGGGGCGGGGCATTCTTGGTGAAGACCAAGTGTCCTGCCGTGATTTGCGAGCCGTTCTTCGGCACCAATGAACGAGAGTGGGAGATATTCCGCTCATCCCGCACCCAACTGGCGCGAGCATACGCCAGTGGGATAAAGACTTTTCTGTCTGAAGTATCAGCTTAGTAGCCGATAGCGCCCGTAAAGGATAACGCTGACGAGTGAACAATGTGAAAGAGGACACGAAGAAACCAATCGGTTTCTAAAAAGGAAACCACTTAATCTTAACTAGAAAGAATCAACCATTATGGCTAATGGAACTATTACCCCGTCAAGAATCGGACAGGAAATGTCCGCTGGGGCAACAGACGCTCTTTTCTTGAAGGTGTTCGCGAACGAGGTGCTTAATGCCTTCGAAGAATCGAACGTCATGAAAGAGCTTCACACCGTTCGGACTATTTCGAGCGGTAAGTCGGCGCAATTCCCAGTTACGGGTATTGCGACAGCAAAATACCACACTCCCGGTGAGGATGTGTTTGAGATGACTGACGGAACTAAGTATCCGACGGCAATCGAGCATCGTGAGCGTGTTATCAACATTGATGACGTTCTTATCGCGGCTACTTCCGTAGCTCAGATTGACGAACTCAAGAATCACTACGATGTGAGGTCCGTGTATACGACCGAGCTTGGACGGGCTCTTGCTAAGCGTTTCGACCTTGCGACGATGCGTACGTTGGTAGCTGCTTCTCACGTTGACGCTACTGCGCGAGCCAACCCTGATGCCTCTCAAGGCACCGTGATTGACTTGGGAACCACCACTGGTGCTCCAGCTAATGTGGACACCGCTGCAAACCTGATTCAAACCTTCAGGCTTATTGCTCAGACGTTGGACGAACAGCATGTTCCGTCAGAAGACCGCTTCGTCATCTTGACGCCTGCGCTTTACTACCTGCTTGCGGGTAGCGATAACGCAGCCATCAACCGCGACGTAGGGGGTGTTGGTAGCATCGCTACTGGTAGTATTATGGAGCTTGTGGGGCTTAAAATCTACAGCTCTCCTCATGTTTCCACAATCACTACCAACGAAGTTGCCAGTGATGACGTGAATGCTAATAACAACCCGTTCGATGACGCCGATGGAGGCTCTGCCGCGAAAGGCTACCTCGATTCGGGGTTGGACGTGCTGAAGTTCATTGCTGGACACAAGTCCGCTATCGGAACTGTTAAGCTGCTCGACCTTGCGGTTGAAAGCGAATACTCCATGTCAAAGCAGGCTCACCTGATGTTGGCTAAGTATGCAATGGGTCACGGTATCCTGCGACCTGAGTGCGCTATTAGCGTTAGAAGCTAACCGACAATAACTAACCCTTAAGGGGGTCTTCGTAGTTTATTCTGCGGAGGCCCCCTTTTTTTCTTATGGCTCTCACTACAGAAATTGAAAGCGTCAACCAAATGCTTGGGCATATTGGTGAAGCGCCCGTAAACTCCTTAGCTGACACAGCGGCTCTTCCTATCTCAGGGAGCATCGCTTTAACCACGTTACGTGAAGTAGCCAAAGAAGTTCAGACTGAAGAATGGCACTTCAACACAGTAACGGACCACGAAATCTCCCCTAATGGGGACAGCAAGATTCCTCTCCCCGCCACCACTTTATTTGTGGACGCAGTGAATTCCACTGACGACTTTGTCCAGAGGGGTTTGTTTTTGTATAATCGCAAGGACAGAACCTTCACGTTTACCAGCGCAGTTAAAGTTGACCTTACTGAGCAACTGGACTGGGACGACCTCATTGAGCCAGCCAGACGCTACATCACCCTCAGGGCGTCTCGTATTTTCCAAGGGCGTATTGTTGGTAGTCGTGAGTTGGAGGCGCTTATCGCTGTGGATGAGATGCAAGCACGCGCTCGTCTTCAGGAACTCGATGCACAGTCCTCTGACCGGACCATCTTCGACAGCGCTGATGTCTATTATCGCCTTGGGGTGAATCGTAAATACAATGTAAGTGCCTGATATGCCCTTAATTAACACCTCAGTCACAAACCTCATTCAGGGCGTCTCTCAGCAGCCGGATGCGGTCCGCTTCTCTGGACAGTGCGAGGAGCAAGAGAACGCCTTAGCGAGCGTTGTGGACGGCTTACAGAAGCGTCCAGCGACCCAGCACATAGCGACCCTTATAGCTGACGCCGAAATCGACGATACTGCCAAGGTTCACTTCATCGAGAGGGATAATAACGAGAGATACGTGGTTATTATTAAGGGGGATGTCCTTAAAACTATGACGGCCTATAACCTCGATGACGGAGATAAGGCCACCATTAACCAAAAATACAGGGGGGTTGTCAAATCCTCTAGCGTAGCAGGAGATGTTTGCACCGTTGAATTTACGCAGAAAATCCCGCTAGCGAACTCTCCGGTGGACGCCGACTACGACCAAGCTGATGGGCATAGGGTTCGTGTAGTCGCGGGTGGGGGCATTGCCGCTACTGAGTACATCCTCACCTCTGTTGACCAAACAACTCAGACTATAACTTTCAAACCAGACGACGAAGCTCCGTTCGATTCTTCTTTTGCGTTGTTTGGTGATGCTACGGGAGAGATGCAATCCGTAATCGAATATACTTTCAAGGGAGCTGACGCCTCTGCCTTGGTACTGAGCACGACAAACTATCTTACTACAGGAGCCATCAGCGGTGCCCTTGCGGTGGCTACGACTCCAAAAGACGACTTTAAACTCCTGACCACCGGGGATGTTACTTACATCCTTAACACCGAAAAGACCGTAGCTAAGGATACAACTATAAGTAGGCCCGTAAGCGACGAGGCCTTGGTATTTATTAAACAAGGAGACTACGAGAAGAAGTATGGCGTGCGCGTGAAGGTTGACGGCATTACCGACCCCTACGAGAACCACATATTTTCCGGTCCGTCCCAACAGCGTGACGGGGGGACATCAGGCACTTTCTACAACACATCAAAGCACGCACAGGCTGATACCATCTTAACTACTTTATTCAGCTCCTCTGTCGCCGACATTTTCGATGCTACTGGAAACACAGGGAGCGGAGGGGACGTAGGGACCAACAGAGGGTTTGGCGCTTCTGGAGGGTTGGCCGACAACAACGACTTCTCTACTGAACTTTTATCCCCACAGCTGGGGGTAATAAGAGGCCCGTCTTCGCCAAACTGGACAGTCTACCCAATTGATAGCATGGCTGGCGAGGGAATTGGAGTGGTGCACAAAGCCGTCACATCGATTACGGACCTTCCAGAAGTAGCCCCACACCGTTACAAGGTTAAGGTTATTGGTGATATTGAAGAGGCCACTGACGACAGGTATGTGCAGTTTCTTGTTGCTGGTTCAGATAAGACCACCGCTGACGGTACTATAGGCCAAGGGAGCTGGTCAGAAATAGCTGGCGACGAGGTTCTTAATAGAATTGACCCCAACACAATGCCTCTGATGCTGCGAAATACAGCTGAGAACGTCTTTGAGTTAGCGCATATGCCGCTGGACGAGCTTCTAGCCGGGGACGAGAACACCAACCCAGACCCCTCGTTTGTTGGGTCCACTATAAGCGGTGTGTTCCAATTCAAGGGACGACTGGGGTTTCTCTCAGGTGCTTCTGTAAGCATGACTGAGGTGAAGTTTGGGTCGTATGAAGGCACGAACGGCATCCAGCATTACAACTTCTACAGAACGTCTGTTGTGTCCCTGTTGGACAGCTCTCCTATTGACGTCACTCTTTCTTCAGCGCACGTCGTTAAACTCAAGGATGCTATGGCATTCCAAGACAACCTTGTGATGTTCTCTGACTTTGGTCAGTTCGTCCTTCGTGGTGGGGATATACTTACACCTAAGACAGTATCCGCTAACCCCATCACTGAATTTGAATACGACAGCTCAGTGTCGCCTGTGGCTTTGGGTGCGTATATTTACTTTCCCTTTACCAGAGGAGGATTCACCGGGGTCAGGGAGTTCACTGTTAACTCCAATACAGACGTATTCGACGCCAACGAAATCACTTCACACGTTCCCCAATATATCCCCACGGGGATTGTGTCCATGACGGGCAGCAGTTCCGAAGAACTTCTCGCT